AATCGGATTTAAGGGCTTATCAGGAAATACTTGATAGATTAGAAGGTAGAGCAAAACAAACAACTGACATAAACGCAAACATTCAAGGTAGCGTTCAAATAGTAATACAAGAAGATGACCGATGCAAACCAATTGAAGATTAATGCAACACCAGTATTCTTTGCCAACAAAAGAGCATACGAAGGCAATTATCCTGTCATTTGCAATGAAGGTGGCACAAGGAGTTCAAAGTCTTATTCCATTGTTCAGTTACTGATTGAAATAGCCTACAACAATCCAAAGACTAGGATTTCAATTGTTTCTCATTCCCTTCCACATATCAAGCGAGGAGTTTATAGGGATTTTAAATCTATAATGGAGAATTGGGGTTTATGGCAAGACAATGACTTTAGCTTTTCGGATTTTATATACACTTATTCCAATGGGTCTTACATTGAACTATTTGGACTTGAAGATGAAAGCAAGGCAAGAGGACCAGCAAGGGATGTGCTATTCATCAACGAAGCCAACTTAATCAAGCGTACACTTTACGACCAATTACTAATGCGAACCACAGGAAAGGTGTTTCTTGATTGGAATCCTGCTGACTTTGTTAATTGGGTTTACGAAATAGCCGACAACCCTGAAAACAAACGCATTCATTCTACTTACCTTAACAACCTACCAAACCTATCCGAATCACAAATAAAAAACATTGAACAGTATAAAAACCTACCTGATGACTTTATGTGGAAGGTTTACGGATTAGGGGAACGAGGTGCAGCAAAAGAACTTATCTACACTCAATGGAAACAATACGACACTGCACCCGAAGGCGATGTATTCTATGGGCTTGACTTTGGATATGTGCATCCAGCTGCATTAATAAAGGTTACCCATCACGAAGGCGAAAATTACTTTGAGGAAATCATTTATCAAAGTGGGCTTACATTATCCGACCTAACAAGATTGATAAAAGAAAAAGTGCCTGAACGAGCAACTATCTACGCAGATGCAGCAGAACCCAAATCAATAGAGGAACTTTACCGACAAGGATTTAATATTAAACCTGCACAAAAAGATGTATGGGCAGGAATAGTTAAAATGAAATCTTATCCTATAAACATTCACTTTCATAGTCAAAATCTAAAAAGGGAATTTATGTCTTACAAATGGAAAAAGGATAAAAACGATAATGTAATTGAAGAACCTGTAAAAGCAAATGATGATGCTTTAGATGCTTCAAGGTATGCAGTATTTACTCACTTGACAAAACCTAAATTTGCGGTAAGTGTATTTTAACTTAAATTTCTTTAACTTTGTTTAAATTCTAATAATATGGGTTTATTTGACATCTTCACTAAAAAGAAGATTAACACACTATTTCCAACAATTCCAATGAACTCCCAAATAGCAATTGAAAGGGGTATAGTTACTTGGCAAGGAGCAGACCAAAGAAGTTTTGTTGATGATGGATATGTAGCAAACGATATAGTTTACTCAATCATTAAACTAATTACCGACAAAGCTAAAATTGCACCATTCCACGTTTACAAGGTTGTAGATGAAAAGGCTGCAAAGAAATACAAATCTTTAGCTGCACAAAAAGACATCAACTTAAAAGAACTTGAGACATTACATAAAAAGGCATACGAACTTTACACAGGAGACCAACGCTTAAACGAGTTGTTAAAATATCCTAATGAGGAAGATTGCTGGAGTGATTTAGTTGAACAATGGTGCGGTTTTAAATTGATAACAGGTAACTCTTTTATTTATGGCAAACTTATTGAAGCAGGAAACAATCAGGGCAAACCATTTGAACTATTTGCTTTACCTAGTCAGTATATGGCTATCATTGCAAATATCAATGTGTTCCCACCAACAAGGGCTGGGTATCAGTTATACTACGGACAAATGTGGTCATTTGATACAAAAGAAATCTTACACGATAAATACTTTAATCCACAATGGGGAGTTACAGGTGGACAATTGTACGGACAATCACCGCTACGAGCAGCAGCAAAGAATTTAACAAGAAGTAACGAAGCTAAAACCGCTGCCGTTGCATCATTCCAAAATGGTGGACCTGCTGGAGTTTTATTTATGAACGATGAACGCTTTGACCCTACAAGTGGTCAAGCACAGGCACAAGCACTAAAAACCGCAGTTAGTCAAAAAGGCGGTTCAGCTAACTTTAACTCAATTGCAGTATCAGGTTATAAAGTAGATTGGAAACAAATCGGACTTTCACCTGTGGAACTTAATATCATTGAATCGGAAAAATGGGATTTAAAAGCACTTTGTAATATCTACGGAGTACCTAGTCAACTTTTAAACGATAGCGATTCAAAGACCTATAACAATCAAAGAGAAGGGGAAAAGGCATTAACACTTCGTTGTGCCATCCCATTACTTAACGCATTGACTGAAAACCTTAATAGGAAATTACACACGGATTGGGGTTATAAAGGAACAAATCTTTATGTAGATTACGACATTTCAGTTTACGGAGAATTAGAAGCAAATAAATCCGAGCAAACTGAATGGCTTGATAAAGCGTGGTGGATTAGTCCTAAACAAAAGTTGGACATTATGAATATTGAAGTGCCTGATTATATTCCTACTGAAGAATTGGAGAAACTTTATATCCCAACAGGATTGCAAACTATTGACCAATTCCAACCTTTGAATATTCCTGATAACCTAAATCCATAAAATGATTTGGCAAGATTATAAAAAATTATATGCCAACGCATTAAAGCAATACTCACCGAAGTTCAAAAAAGAACTACAAAAACAAGTGGATGTATATTGCCGTACCCAAGATTTATACGCAATAGGCTATAAAGGCATTGAAAAGACCATTAAAACACTTCACGTGGCTTTGGGTACTAAAATGGCTCAAGTGTCCTCTAAAAGCCTTAAAAGCAGCATTAAATCCAATTACGAAAGATTAGAGGTTAAAAGCCAACAAACTGATATGTTTGCTTATGCTATTTTAAAGATATTAGAAAAGGATGGTGTAACGACATTGGCTCAAGATATTACCGAAACAACTAGAAAGCAAATAGATTATTATATTAAAAATGGATTAGAAAAAGGATTGCCTTTAAATGACATAATCAAACAACTTAAAACTGCTGGTATTACCGATTATCGTGCAGAGTTAATAGCAAGAACGGAAACAGGTAGAGCGGCAAATTTGGGTAGTCAAGTTGGTGCAATTAGTACAGGATTGAAAACTAATAAAGAATGGATTGCAACAAAAGATGCTAGAACTAGAAGGCAACCAAGAGACCAAACTGACCACTTGCATATGGATGGGGTTAAAATACCAATGGAAAAACAATTTGAGGTAAAAGATTATAAAACAAGATTTGATTTAATGGACCATCCTTGTGATTCTAAAGCACCATTGGCACAAGTTTGCAACTGTCGTTGTACTATGGGGTATGAGGCAGTAAGAGATGCAAGAGGCAAATTAATTACTTATGATAAACAACCGCCATTAGGCAGAATTGGTATGATATGGGGATATTTATCTAATGTGGTAGGAATGCAAATAGGAAACTTAATCGCAGACTTGTTTGAATAATAAAAAAAAATATAACTTTGTAAATATGAAAACTTACGCATCAAAAGATTTAATTGTTGAAAAACAAGACATCGGCTACGAAGTAATGGATGTAGATACCGAACAACGCAGAGTAAAAGCGGTTTGGGCAAGAACTGGTAATGTAGATTTAGACAATGATATTATCGTTCCTGAAGCATTCACAAAGACTTTAAGTGAAAGAGGTCCAGCAGGTAAAAACTTAATTTGGTCTTTAGTTGACCATTGTGCTGAAATGGAAGCAGTTATTGGTAAGCCTGAACAATTATATGTTGAAGGTGATATGCTTATTGCAATTACTCCAATAGTAATGACCGAAACAGGCGAAGATATAATGAAGATGTACGATGCAGGTTTAATCAATCAGCATTCAATTGGATTTACTACAATAAATTCAAGCGTAGGTAAGGATGGAGTAAGAACAATTACTGAACTTAAACTTTATGAAGGTAGTGCGGTATTATGGGCAGCAAACCCTGAAACACCAACTATTTCAGTAAAGAGTGAAGTAAAGAAAGAACAATTAGCAAACAGGCTAGAGAAACTCTTGAAAGCGTTTAAAGGCGGTAAATTTACCGATGAAACTTTTGCGTTGATGGAGATTGAAATAAAAAGGATTCAAGCGGATTTATTAGAGATTGAAATCGTTAAAGAAATCACTGCGGTCGCAGAAGCACCCCAGCCGATAATTGAGGAAATCAAAAACAATGATGCTGAAATCTTAAAGGCAATTAAAGAATTTAATAAAATACTAAAAAAGTAAAAATGGAAAACGTAATTAACGAAATGGCTGATAACCTTAAAGGTTTTCAAGCTAGTATTGAAGCGAAGTTGGAAGCAACAAACGCTGAAATCCGTGTAGTAAAAGATGAAGCACAAAAACAATTTGATGCTCAAGCTGCTGCACAAAAGAAAAACGCATCTAAACAAGTAAAGTTTTTAGATGAAGCTATCGTAGAAAAATTAGATGGCAAATTGGATGAAATGGAAAAATCAATGAAATCAAATGGTAAGTATCGTTTAGATTTAAGAGATGTAAAATCAATGACTTTAGGTGCAAGTTTAACAGGAGATGCTCAAGCATCTTACGCTATTAACGCTTCAGTTTTACCAAGTCAAGCAATTAACTTCCGTGATTTAGTTCCAACAGTAAGAAGTGAAAGTGGTTTGTATGTATTCTACAAAGAGACTGCAACAACTAACAACATTGCTGCACAAACTGAAGGTTCAAACAAAGGTGAGAACAACTACGCATTAAGCGAAGTTAAAGTGGTTAATGATTACATCGCTGGTTTCTCTACATTCTCAAAACAAATGGCTAGAAGTTTGCCTTTCTTAAGCACAACTTTACCAAGAATGTTGACTAGAGATTTCTTTAAAGCAGAAAACGCTGCTTTCTTTGCAACTGTATCTGCTGCTGCAACTGGTTCTACAACAACTGCTGAAACTGTTGATTTAAAGCAATTAGTTGACTATATCGGTAACCAAAAGAGTGCAAACTTTGTATCTTCAGTAGCTTTAGTAAGCCCTGCACAATTAGGTCGCTTATTGAAAGAAACAATCACTGCTGGTTATTACGCAGGTAATGGTTCAGTTATTGTTAATCCTAATGGTGGTATGACAATATGGGGAACTCCTATTATTGCTGCATCTTGGGTTACTGATGACAAGGTTTTAATTATGGATAACAGTTTCGTAGAGCGTATTGAAGTTGAAGGATTAGCTATTGAATTCTCTTATGAGAACGCATCTAACTTCCAACAAAATATGGTTACTGCGAGAATTGAGTGTTATGAAGATATTAACTTAATGCAACCAACCGCAGCAATTTATGCTGATTTGGGTAACGTTTAATTTAATCTAACATAGATAATAAAGACCCCTTACATTTAGTAGGGGGTTTTTTATTATATTTATTGTAAATTTGTAAAAAAGATGTATGTCATATAATAATTTTATCATTGATTTTACTTTGACCGACATAGGTACAGTTGTTGAACCTGTTACATTAGCAGAGGCAAAATTGTATTGTAGGGTAACAACTTCGGTTGATGATAACCAAATTACCTTGATGATTAAACAAGCAAGGGAAGCGGTTGAAGTAGGTACAGGATTGAGTTTAATAGCAAAGACTGCGGTTGTATGGTTTACAAATTGGGATGGACACTTTCATCTGCCTTATGGTCCTGTAAATAGTTTTACATCATTAATAGACCAAAACGGAGACACTATTGTTGCTGCTGATTACACTTTAGTAGGTGGTAAGTTCCCACAATTACAAAGACCACAATTTCAAAACTTAAAGGCAACTTATGTGGTAGGTTATGCAACCATTCCAAACGATTTAAAGATTGCTATTTTAGACCAAGTTAGTTACGACTACGAAAATAGAGGATTAGATAGTGATACAGGTATTTGTGAAAAGACTTGGAAAGCGTGTCAGCGTTGGACAAGAATAAGCCCAATATTATGAAGATAGGAAGCAAAAAGGCAAACTATGTTGATGCCAACACAATGTACTCGGAAATAGGCTTATATGTGCCTACAATCACCGCTGATGGGCAAGGTGGGTACACAACTACCTATGCCTTACAAGAGGTCGTATTTGGGGATTTTAGACCTATGGATGAAAGTAGGAAATTAATGGATGCACAAATAACATATACAAGGGCTGCAAAGCTATTTATTCGTTATGATGTAACAATTACAAATAACTACAAAATAGAAGCAGAAGGCGAAACTTATGTCATTCATTCTTTGAAGGATGTAGAAAACCAATTTAGATTTTACGAAATATTAATGTATTTCTAATGGCAAATGATGTTTCATTTAAGATTGAAGGACTTGATGCTCTAATTAAAAGATTAGGGAAATTACCTATTGAAATAGAAAAGGAAGTTGCTAATGAAGTTAACGCATCTGCATTAAATATTCAAAGCAAAGCAAAAAAGTCAGTTGCTGCAAATTCTACTGATAAAGGTAGATTACTAGGTTCAATACAATTGGTAAGTGTATTTAAAGATAAAAAAATTGTTTATACAGTTGGAAGTGCTTTAAAATACGCTCCTTATGTAGAATTTGGCACAGGTGGAACAGTTAACGTTCCTGCTGGATATGAAGATTTTGCAATACAATTTAAGGGCAAAGGAATAAGAAAAATAAACCTACGACCAAGACCTTACCTAATACCAGCGTTTGAAAGTGAAATACCTATTTTGAGAAAGAACATACAAAATGTAATAAAGAATGTTAAATCCTAATATAGAAATAAAGAAGTGGTTTTATACTAACTTGACAAGTTCAAGTGGATTGCCTGTTTACGATGGTTACGCACCTGATAACGGAGTGAATGAATATGTGATTATGAACGGAAGGGCATCGGCACAGGAACAAGGTAAAATCAGTTACACCAATGCAGTTACCATTGATGTTGACATTGTAATAAAAAATAGTAACTTTGGATATAAAAGAGCCGAAACAATAAGCGATTTAATACTAGCTGCAATCAATTCCGAAACCGCAATAACCTTAACAAATGGGTTTTATGCTACAAGTTTGGTGGTGGGTGCAATTAGAAATTTAGATGGTTTAAACCCTTCGGATAATGTATGGAGAACAATAATAACTTATAATTTAATAATAACTCAAAATTAAAATAAAATGGCAGAAACAAAAGTATCAGCAAGAGATTATATTCTTACCGCTGACATAGACAATGACGCAACATTCAAAGCCGTTGCTTGTCTTACAACAAACTCAATGACATCAACAGTAAACACTATTGATGCAACTTCTAAATGTGGAGACCAATATCAAGCTGGTCCTTCATTTACACAATCATTCAAAGGCGAAGGATTTGCAATTGATGAAACAGGAAGTCCAAGTAAGGATTCTTACCAACAATTGTATGCTGCTCACGCTGCTAAAACTGCCTTCAATATGAAGATGGGTAAAGCAACACCAACCGCAGGTGATATTGTTTATTCAGGTCAAGTATTTATTAGCGATTTTGAAGTAAACGCTGCTGATAAAGATGATGTTAAATTTACTGCAACTTTCGTAGTAACATTGCCACCATTAACACAAACTGAAACTGCATAAACCTATGTTTGAATTAAAACTAAACAACAAAACAATTCAATTAAAATGGGGTACTTGGTCAATGAGGGAATTTTGCAAAGCAAAAGACATTACAATAGATAAGTACTTTGATTTTTTAGCTGGTAATCAATACGACTTGGATAACATTGTTAAAATAATACACATCGGATATAAATCAGGTTGTGTTACTAACAAACAAGAAGTTGAATTTACTGAAGATGATGTTTGCAATTGGATTGATGAAATAGGCGGTATTTTTAACCCTGAAGGACAAGTCCTTTTGTACTTAAAGTATATTGTTGAAAGCACAGTTACAACAGTACAAGGAACACCTAAAGAAGAAAAAAAAAAGTCTAATAAAGTTAGGGTGGGATGATATTTTAGTTAAGGCTGCTGAATGCAATATAAGACCCAATGAGTTTTGGGATATGACTTGGAAAGACTTTTCTATTATCGTAATGGGTAAGGAAAAACAAGAGTTAAACGAATGGGCAAGGACTAGAAACCTTGCCTATATTGTATATTTAAGTAACACTACTGAAAAATCACCCAAAGGTATAAAGGCTTTTTGGCATATACCTGCGATAGATGATTTGGAAGTTGAAGAAGAAAAGGTAATGTTAACAAGCGACCAATTGGCAAGGACACTAAAGTTGTACGGAGTAAATTAAAATATTATGGCAGAGTCTTTTGATAAGTTTTTTATAAGTATTGATGCGGATGTATCTACATTAGAGGCTGAATTAATAAAAGCACAAAATGAATTAAGGCAATTTCAAAATACCTTAAAAAAGACAACTGATGTAGGTACAATTAAAACATTAAATGAAAATATTGCTAACACTAGCGGTAAGATTGCTCATTTAAACGATAGACTTGGTCAATCAGGTAAATCAATGGGGGATGCTTCACAATCACTTATAAACTTCTCAAGGATTGCTCAAGATGCTCCTTATGGAATTATGGGTGTTGCGAATAACTTAAATCCTATGGTTGAATCGTTCCAACGATTAGCTAAAACCGAAGGTGGAACTAAAAAGGCTTTACAAGCAATGGTTGCTGGGTTAGCAGGTCCAGCAGGGGTTGGAGTTGCAATTGGTATAGTATCTTCATTAGCGGTTACATTTAGT